CCGATTGGTCCGATGCCAATGATGACAGTAAATAATAATCCAAGAATTATGAGAAATATTGCTGCAAGTCAAGCAGCAAGACAAGATACTAATTTTGGTTTTGGTTTAGCTGGAGATCCTGTAGCTAAATCAATAAGAAGAAATCAAGAAAAAAGAGAAAAATTATTAAAAAGAGAATTAAAAGTAAGACAAAATATTTTACAAGTAGAAAAACTATCTCTCGGTATAGCATCTGCTGAACAATCAACAAGAGCATTTGGAGTATCAGGTGGTCAAATAGGACCAGCACTGCCACAAGGATTTAGATTAAGACAACAATTCAAAGAAGGTGGACTTTTTGGTATGCCAGGTGGCATGAGAGGTCGAATTAAAGGTGGTATTGGTAGTGCATTAATTGGTGGAGGTTTTCCTGCCCTATTCGGTGCTGGTGGCTTAAGTTCCGTATTTGGTGCAGTTGCTGGTGGTGCTGGAGGAGCACTTGCACCTGGAGGAGGTTTTGCTGCTTCTATTTTTGCTACTGCTATTGCTGCTCAAATAGAAAAAACTAGAGAGTTTAATAAATCTATTGAAGATTTAAACAGATCAATAGCTGCAACTGGAGGACAATCTCGTTTTACAGCAGGACAGGTTAATGAATTTGCTAAATCAATGAGAATGACTAAAGAAGAAGCATTAGAAGCACTTAAAGCATTTGAACAATTTGGTGCTGCTGCTCGTATTTCTTTAACAAAAGTATTTGGTAATGAAGCTACTTTTAATATGCTTGCCAGTTTAAAAGATAATGCTACGATTTTAGACAGAATGGATGAAATAACAAAAAGTTTAGGTTTTGAACAGGCAGGACTTGTATTACAAATTCTTGATACACAGGGAGCAAGAGCAGCAGAAAATAAAATTTTAGAACTTACTGTAAAAAAGAATAAAGAATTAAATATGCAAATTAAAGAAAAAGTGGGAGCAGAAGGTCGTTTAAGAAAAATAAGAAAAGAACAAAGAGCAGAAGATGAGTTAGGAGTTCAACAAGAAATTAATAATGCAAGAACTATTTTAGAATTGCAGATACAAAGAAATGAAGAACTTAGAAAACAAGCAATAATAAAAGCTCCTGTTGATGAATTAAATAGATTATTAGATCCTTTAACACAAATAGATGAATTAGGAAAAAGTATTGGCAATAGTTTTTCTGAATCTTTTAAAGGTATTATTAGAGGTTCAATGACAGCACAACAAGCATTAAGAAATCTGTTTCAACGTACAGCAGATCATTTCTTGGATATGGCTGCACAAATGTTAGCTGCACAAATAAAATCAGGTATTTTTGGAATATTTAAGAGTTTTATGGGTCTTGGTTCTTTAGGAAATCCTCTATCAACGGCTACTAATACAAGTGTTGCTGCCACAGGTATTGCTAGTGGTGATTTGTTACTTCCAGGATCTTTTGGAATATCTAGCATAGATAGATCAACACCTAATGTTCGAGGATCAGGAATGCGTGGTAGAAGAGCTAGTGGTGGTCCTGTGATGGGAGGTGGAAGTTATTTAGTAGGAGAACAAGGGCCTGAGTTATTCAGTCCAAGTGTATCAGGAATGATTACACCAAATCATGCTCTTGGTGGTTCAACAAATATTGTAGTAAACGTAGATGCTTCTGGTTCTTCTGTTGAAGGTAATGAAGAACAAGCTAATCAGTTTGGCTCTGCTATTGCTACTGCTATACAATCTGAACTAATAAAACAAAAACGTCCTGGAGGTTTGCTTGCATAATGGCTACTTTTCCATCAATTACTCCGACATACGGAGTTCAAAAAAGATCCCAACCAAATACTAAAACAGTAAAACTTGGTGATGGCTATGAACACAGATTACTTTTTGGTTTAAATCAAAATCCAAAGATATTTAATTTAACTTTTGAAGTTTCAGAAACAGATGCAGATACAATTGAAACCTTTTTAGATGCCAGAGCAGTTGATAGTGCCAGCTTTACCTTCACCCCACCAGGAGAATCAAGTTCTTCTCAATTTGTATGCGAATCTTGGAATAAATCAATGCCATATTTAAATCGTGCAAGAGTACAGGTAACATTTAGAGAAGTATTTGAACCATAATGCCAATACCAGTATCAGAACTACAGAAGATTAATCCAAGTTCTATCATCGAACTTTTTACCTTGACCTTAGATAGCACATTACATGGATCTACAGATGTGCAAAGATTTCATGCAGGTACAAATGATTTAAATAATACAGATCTAGTTTGGCAGGGCAATACATATCAAAAGTTTCCATGCGAGGCAACGGGATTTCAATTTGATGGATCGTCAGGTTCTATTCCTCGTCCTACTTTTACTATCAGTAATATTTTAGGAACTATTACTGCCTTGTTCGCCACTGTGAATGCTGTTACTGCTAATAATGATCTTAATGGTGCAAAATTTACAAGAATTAGGACACTTGCAAGGTATTTAGATGCTGCAAACTTTACTGGCGGTACAAATCCATTTGGTACTCCTGATACAACGCAAGAATTACCACAAGAAATTTACTTTATAGATAGAAAGGTAGTTGAAAATTTTGAAATTGTACAATTTGAACTTGCATCTGAACTTGATTTAATTAATTTACAGTTGCCAAAGAGAGTAGCTACAAGAGATATATTTCCTGGTATTGGTACATTTTTAAATCAATGACATGGCAACAAGATGCTTTTGTTCATGCAGAACAGGAAGCACCTAGAGAATCATGTGGACTTCTTATTAATTATCAAAATGAAGATAAATATATTCCTTGTAAAAATTTAGCTTTACATAATGATCTACAGTTTTTATTAGACCCTTTGGATTGGGCTGATACAGAAGACAAATATGGCAAAATTCATGCTGTCATACATTCTCATCCAATTGGTACAGAGCATCCTAGTGAAGCAGATATTATAAGTTGTAAACGTTCCAATAAAACTTGGTATATTATTGGACTAAAGACAAAAAGATGGTTTAAATTTAAACCAACAGATAAAATAGAAACATTATAGAAAAATCCATGCTTAAGACAGTAAAATTATATGGAGATCTGGCAGAATTTGTAGGATGGAAAGAGCAGAAGGCTGAAGTTAAAAATATTGTTGAGGTTATGCGTTTTTTACGTTGTAATCACCCAGAACTGGAAACATATATGATAGATAAATTTTACAAGGTGGATATTGGTGGATATAACGTAACAGAGAAAAATATGTTTCATCCAATAGCAGAAGAAATAAAAATTATACCAGTTGTCGAGGGTAAAATTTTTGGTATTTTAACTGGAATTGGTTTGTTATTTGCTGGAAGTGCAAAAACTATATTTGGTTTAAAATCTCTTGCTTCAATAGCTACTAATCTTGGTATTGGTTTAATTCTTAATGATGTTACTAATTATCTAACACCAAAACCAAAGCCGATGTCATCTTTAGAACCAGAAGATCCCACTGTTAACGCTGCTTTTAGTGGGGTTTCTAACGTTAGTCGTGCAGGTGTAGCTTTACCTCTTGTATATGGAGATATTTTTGTGGGAAGTATTAATGTATCTAATGGAATTGATACCGATCAAATTGAGGTTTCAGTATAATGCCAGATTTTTCAATTCAATCTGACCCAAATGTTGATGTAGATTTTGTTCCTGTTTTTTTAGAGCATTATTTTGGTGAAATTTCTGACAAACAGCTTGATACTTTTTTAAAAGAACATGGAACAGACGGTTTAGGAAATAATGTACGTTTTGATGCTGCTGGAAAGTTAGTTGAAATAGAGGGTGTTACTGTTGAAACTGGTAGTTTTTCTCAATCAGGAAATACAGCAACAATTACGCATGACGGTAGTGAAACAATAAATGTTGGAAATGTTTTAAATATTATTTTTCTTGTGGGTAGTACTAATCAGTCAAGAGAAGTTTTATCAGTAGCTTCAGTTACTTCATCAACTGTCTTTACTGTTACTCGTACAACTTCTGCTACTATTCCAAACGAAGTAGTTAGTTTTTATATAGCAGATCTTTCTGTAAATGCAACTTATGAACAACAAGATAATCTTATTACAATTACTCATGCTAGTTCAGAAACAATAAATGTTGATGACGTAATTAATTTAGATATTACTTCTGGTTCAGCTACTTCCGAAAATTTACCTGTTACTTCTGTGACATCTTCTACAGTTTTTGTAGTTGAAAGTTCAACCAGTATAACTTCAACTTCTGGTAATCTTAAGTTTACAAAACAGAATCAGCAAAACTTAGTAGAAGGAAGTGTAGATGGTATTAACGCTACAAACAACTCTCCATTGTCTAGTAAACAATCAAACAGTCTTATAGATGTTTTATCCGAAGGAGAAATAGCAGGATTTTATACTGCAATAGAATTAAATCAAACACAAGGAACAGATATATATAATATTGCAGCTTTAAAAGATGTTTTTCTTGATGGTACACAAGTTTTAAAACAATCAGCAGATATAAGTAATCTTTCTGAAAGTGATTTTAATTTTTTAAGAGGAGATGTAAGTTTTGAGCCTAGATTTGGCACTTCAAGTCAGACATCATTAGACACAATAAACGAAATTGAAACTGAAATTGCTGTTGGTGTTGAAGTAAAAAAAGCAACTCCAGTTTCAAGATCAATATCAGATCAAATAGATAAATTAAGAATTACAATGCTTTTCCCTTCACTACAATTTTTTGAAGTTGCCGAAAATAAAATGAGTGGAACGCAGGTAAATATAGAGATTAAAATTACAGAAAATAATGGATCTATTCATACTCCTATTCTTGGTTCTTTAGGTTCTGTGAAGGGAAAATCTCTTACTCCATATTCTAGAGATTATATTATTACAGGTTTAAAAAATTTTAGTTATCCAATAACTGTAACTGTAACTAGAATTTCTAATGATTCTGATGATTCTAATTTATCAAATCAATCTATTTGGTCATCCTTTACAAAAATAACATCACAACAGAGAGCGTATGCTGATATTGCACATGTTGGATTACGCTTTAACGCTGAATCTTTTAGATCAATACCAGTTAGAACATATCGTATAAAAGGTATTAAAGTAAAAATACCTCATAATGCAACTGTAAGGGCGGATGGAAGCTTATCTTTTAGTGGCACGTTTAATGGCACGTTAAAAACAGATAAGGAATGGACAAGCGATCCAGCGTGGGTTTTATATGATGTTTTAACTAATACACGTTATGGTGCATCAATTTCAGAAACAACAATAGATAAGTTTTCTTTTTACTCTGCGTCTGTTTATAACTCAGAACTAGTTGACGATGGATCTGATACAGGTTCAACTGAACCTAGATTTAGCTGTAATGTAAATATTAATAATCAAATTGATGCTTTTACTCTTATACAGAATATTTGTTCTGTAATGCACGCTCAGGCCTTTTACGAGGCTGGCAGTATCACAATTACTCAGGATAGGCCATCTGATCCTGTTTATACTTTTAATATTTCAAATGTATTAGAGGGTGGTTTTTCATATAGTAATCAAAGTCAAAAAGCAAAGTTTACAAAAATAAATGTAGGTTTCTTTGATATGTTAACTCAATCTATTGATTATGAAACAGAAGATGATTTAACGGCACAGTCAAAATATGGTATCAAAACTCAAACCATAAAAGCCTTTGGGATTACATCAAGGGGTCAAGCCTCAAGACATGCAAAATGGCTATTGTTCAATCAAAATAATTCATCTGAACTAGTTAACTTTGTTATTACTGCCGAGGCAGGTGTAGTTGTACGTCCAGGGCAAATAATATCAATAGCAGATAAAATGAAACAAGGAGTAAGAAGAGGAGGAAGAATCAATGCTGCGACAACAAATACAATAACTGTTGATAATACATCTGATACTAATTTAGATTCTTCAAACAGCCCAACAGTGAGCGTAATAATGCCCGATGGAACGTTAAGTACTAAAACAGTAGGTTCTATAAGTGGAGCTGTAATAACACTTTCTAGTGGTGAACATTTTCAAATGGAAGATTCAAGTGGCAGTTTAGTTAACACCGCACCAAATGTTAATAGTGTTTGGGTTTTACAGAATACAACAGTAGAAGCTACAACATGGAGAGTTATTAATGTACAAGAAAATGAAAATCTTACATTTAGTATTACAGCAGCATCACATAATAGTGGTAAGTATGCTTCGATAGAAGATGGAACACCGTTACCTGTTAAAAATTTTACATTAATAACTAGAAAATTACCTGCTCCAGAAAATTTATCTGCAACAGAAGAAATAGTTGTTATTAATAATAAAGCTATTTCAAGATTAAATATTCAATTTTCTGCTGTTAAAGGTGCTATTGGTTATTATCTTCAACATAATTTCAACAATTCTAACTTTATAAATCAGGAACTAAAATCAACCGAATTTTCAATAGATAATATCTCAAGCGGAAAATTTACCATAAGAGTATTTTCTGTAAATACATTAAATAAACTTAGTGATATTCCTAATCAAATAACATTTAATAGCATTGGTAAAACAGAATTACCAGAAGATCCAACAAATTTAACATTTGAGCCTGTTTCAGAACAATTTATTAGATTACGTTTTAATCAATCAATATCTATAGATGTAATTCATGGTGGAGGAGTACAAGTCAGACATACACCAAATACAGGAACTTTAGCCACTTTTGCCAACAGTACAGATATTGTTGAACAACTTGCTGGTAATGCAACTGAAGCTTTAGTACCAGCTTTGCCAGGTACTTATAGTATTAAATTTATCGATGATGGTGGCAGAAGGTCTGCAAATGCAGCACAAATAGGTTTTGTTAGTACTCAACCTGATGCACAACCCAATCAAATAATACTTACACAAAGAGAAGATACAACTGGTCCACCATTTCAAGGTGAGAAATCAAGAACAAGGTTTGATGCAGATCTTGATGGTTTAGTTTTAGATGGTAGTTTTTCTATTGATATGTGGCCTTTTGTAGATGGTTTTATAAGTAATTTTGATTTCGGGGTGGGTGATATTTTTGGTGTAGGCTCTTATGATTTTGTGAATATTGTTGATTTAGGTTCAATTTTTAATCTTAATTTAATTAGAAGATTTGTTACTTCTGCTGTAATAATTAATGATTTATTTGATTCTAGACTAGCTTTTATTGACTTTATTATTGATTTTGATGGTGCTGTTGCTGAAACATGTAACGCTAAATTATTAGTTTCTACAAGTCAAGGTGATCCAGCTATTTCAACTGCTGCAACTTATAGTCAAACTCAAAATTTAATTACATTAAATGCAACAAGTCATGGAGCAAGTGTTGGCGATAATTTTAGAGTTGATTTTACAAGTGGAACAGCAGAAGATAGTTTTTTAAAAGTTGCATCTGTAACTAATGATAATGTTTGTGTTTTAGAAGCTAAAACAAAATTTGAAAAATATACGCTACGTAGTTCTGGTTTTATTAGATTTAATACTGGTTCTGATTATGACGGTTTAGTTGCTGGTGATACTATAAAAGCTATTTTTCTTACTGGACCAGCTAAAAATTTTGATAATAATTTTACTGTTTTATTTACTTTACCTGGTGGAGGTGTACAGCTAAGTGAACGTTTACAAAATTTGAGTAATACACCTTTTACAAGTGGTGGGGGAGTTATTGAATTTATAAAAATAAAAGACAGCTCAGGTAATAATGTCACAACAAGTGGTAACTGTAATATAAGTAATGTTTTTAGTCCTTATAATGTTTTTGCTAATGGGGAATTTAGAGCAAGAGCATTTAAATTTAGAGTTGAAATGACATCTGAAGATCCTGATGAAACAATAAATGTTAGTGAATTAGGTTTTGAAGCGAGTGTAAAACGTAGAACCGAAACAGTAAATACAGCAATAGCAAGTAATTGTGCAACATCAGGTGGAGCTAAAACTGTTACTTTCCAAGATCCCTTTTTCACTGGCACTGCTTCATTGGGTGGATCAACTTCTGCATTTTTGCCAACTATCGGAATAACTCTTGAAGGTGTTGCCACTGGTGACTTTTTTAACATTACGTCAGTAACAGGAACTCAATTTACAATAGAAACAAGAAGTAGTAGCGGATTGAAAGATATGAATTTTAAATATACTGCAATAGGTTTTGGTAAAGGAAGTTAAATAAGGTTATTATATGAATAATTTAGTAAGTTTTTAAATGGCTACTCACGATTACGATATAGCAAATGGAACGGGTGCGGCAGTTCGAGCAGATATTAATAATGTTCTTGCTGCGATTGTATCTAATAATTCAAGTGCAAGCGAACCTGCTACAAAATATGCTTATCAATGGTGGGCTGATACTAGCACTGGAATTTTAAAGATAAGAAATAGCTCAAATGATGGATGGGTTTCTTTATTGTTTCTGACTGGTGTTTATCTTCTCGGTGATGGTACTGTAAGTAATCCGTCATTAGCTTTTATAAATAATAATTCAACAGGGATGTTTAGAGATAATTCTACTGAAACATTAGCTTTTGCAACAGCAGGTGTTTCAAGGTTACAGCTTGGAACTGCGACAATATTTAATGAAGGTGGCAATGATATAGATTTTAAAATTGAAGGTGATACAGTTGCAAATTTATTTTATTTAGATGCTAGTACTGATCGAATTGGTATAGGCACTGCAACACCTAGTACAAAATTAGATATAAATCTTGGAGCAGATGATTCAGTGATCGCAACAAGTACTGATGCAGGTTCTTTTTATCAATCCACAGATAACACAGGCTCAACATTATTCGGTAACCAAGGTGCATCGGGATTAATAAGTGTTGATCCAACAAATGCAGTAGCAGACAGTATTTTGCAAATAATAATCGATGGAAGTGAAAAGGCTAGAATGATTGCTGCAGGAAATTTAAGTCTTGGAACAACTAGCGTTTTAAGTAATGCCTTACTAACTGTGCAAGGCGGAACCACTGCTGCAATTTGTACAAACGCAACAGATGCGGCTGATAGAAATGCAATTGTTTTTAGAAACACAAATGGAGATGTTGGATCTATAAATACAAACGGTTCTGCTACTGCTTACAACACATCTTCAGATTATCGTATTAAAGAAAATGAAGTACTAATATCTGATGGTATTACAAGATTAAAAACATTAAAACCTTATAGGTTTAATTTCAAAGCTGATCCAACAAAAACAGTTGATGGTTTCTTTGCACATGAAGTAACAGCAGTCCCAGAAGCAATAACAGGTACAAAAGATGCAGTTGATTCTGATAATGAGCCTATATTACAAGGAATAGATCAAAGTAAACTTGTTCCATTATTAACAGCAGCATTACAAGAAGCTATTGCTAAGATAGAAACATTAGAAGCTAAAGTAGCTGTACTTGAAGGTAGCTAATGGCAATTCAACCTGGAACGTATAACTTTACATTGCAGAGGAGATCAGATCATGCGATCCCTTTGTTATTTAAAGATAGCAGTAGTAATGCGATAAATTTAACAGGATTTACTGTAGCAGCACAGGTTTGGGAAGAAACACGCACCACAAAATATGCTGATTTCAATGTTACTTATACAGATAGAGCGGCAGGTTCAGTAAGTATTTCATTAACAGATACGCAAACTGCAACTTTTACTCCAGATGTTTTAAAATATGATGTTCTTCTTACAAATGGATCAGGTGACAAAGAATATTATTTAGAGGGTACTATATTTGTTTCTGAGGGTTACACAGCATGAACACAGTTCAAATTACAGAAGAAAAAAATACTGTTACAGTTAATGAGACTACTAATACTGTTACAGTTACAGAGGGTAATGCGACAGTAATCACAGTATCAACTCAAGGCCCACAGGGTCCTGCTGGTACTGCCATAAACTTAGATAATGCAGTTGATGATTCAATACTGTATTTTCACGCAGCAAGTGGTACATTAAAAGCAGATGATACTACCACCAAACTTACACTCGTCAACGGGGGCAATTTTTAAATCATGTCTAACACTATAAGAATTAAAAAAAGAGCAGCAAGTGGGAGTGCTGGTGCGCCATCTAGTTTATCTCCTTCAGAATTAGCTTTTAACGAGAATGATTTAACTCTATATTATGGTTTTGGTGATAATGGATCTACACCACCTTCTGCAAGTTCAATAATTACGATAGGTGGCTCTGGAGCGTTTTTTGATAAAACAACAACAAGAAATGCAAATATTGTGTTGGCTGGTCCTACGACTGGAAGTGCTGCAGCTCCTACCTTTAGAGCATTAGTAGCTGCTGATTTATTAAAGCTAAATGAATTTACTGCTCCAGATGGTGCTGTAAGTCTTAACAGTCAAAAAATTACAAACCTAGCGACACCAACTGCTGATGGTGATGCAGCGTCAAAATCTTATGTCGATGGAGTTGCACAAGGATTAGATGTTAAAGACTCTGTAAAGGTAGCAACAACAGCTAATATTACACTTTCTGGAACGCAAACAATTGATGGAGTTGCGGTTTCTGCTGATGAAAGAGTTTTAGTAAAAAACCAATCAACTGCTAGTCAAAATGGATTATATCTTTGCAAGGCTAGTACATGGGAAAGGACAACAGATTTAGCTGCTGGAGTAGATGCTGCTGGTATGTTCACTTTTGTTGAACAGGGTTCTACAAATGCCGATATTGGTTTTGTTTGTACTAATAACAAAGGAAGTGCTGTTGTCGCATCAGATAATTTAGCATTTAGTACATTTTCATCTAGTGGGAACGTTACGGCAGGAGATGGCCTTGATAAATCAGGAAACGAATTAAGCGTTGATTTAAAAGCGAATGGTGGAATTGTAATTGAATCGACAGAAATGGCTGTTGATCTTGGTGCTAGTTCTATAACAGGAACTTTAGCTGTCAGTGATGGTGGAACAGGTGCTACAAGTGCAAGTGCAGCTAGAACTGCTTTAGGACTAGCTATTGGTACTAATGTTCAAGCTTATGATGCTGATTTAGATAACTTATCTGGTTGTCAATCTGGTGGATCTGCTGCATTAGCTGCTTTAACATCAACAGAAATACAGATTCTTGATGGTGCAACTGTAACAACAGCAGAGTTAAATATTTTAGACGGTAATACTTCAGCTACATCTACAACATTAGCGACAGCAGATCGTATGGTTATAAACGATAACGGAAGCGTTGTCCAAGTTGCTTTGAGTGACTTGGTCACGTTTCTTGAGGATGGTGCTACATCAGGTTTTGATGTGGACGGGGGAACTTTCTGAACCATAGGGGGTCAAACTAATGGCTAATGTAATTAAGCTGAAAAGAGGCACAAGCACACCAACAACCAGCGATATTGTTGATGGTGAAGTTGCTGTTGATACTTCGGCAAAGAAACTATATGTAAGAGATAGCAGCACCATTAAAGAAATAGGTGGCGGTCTTCAAAATGTTTCTGAAGATAGCTCACCTCAGTTAGGCGGATCGCTAGATGTTAACGGTCAGGATATTGTTACCACCTCAAATGCAGATATTGAACTGGCTCCAAATGGTACAGGTAAAACAGTTTTAAAAGGTAATACAAATCCTGGAACACTTGTTTTTAATTGTGAAAGCAATTCACATGGACAGACAGTTAAAGGACAGCCTCACAGTGCTTCTGTTACTAATGTATTAACTTTGCCTGCAGGGGGAGATCAGGAGATTGTAGGAGCAGCAGCAACACAAACTTTAACCAATAAAACAATAGATGTAGATAATAATACTATTTCTAATATTGAGGTTGATAATTTAAAAAGCGGTGTTTTAGATACCGATTTATCATCTGTTTCAGGTAGCGATGATACGTTGGCTTCTGCAAAAGCTATTAAGGCTTATGTAGATGCAAATTCTGGCGGTGGTGGTGGAAGCGGAGATATTACAGCAGTTACGGCTGGTACAGGATTATCAGGAGGTGGGACTTCAGGTGATGTTACTTTAAATATAGCTAATACTGCTGTTACGGCTGGAAGCTATACAAGTGCAGATATAACAGTTGATGCACAGGGAAGAATTACAGCAGCTTCTAATGGTTCAGGAGGTGGAGGAGGAGGTGGAGGAGGAGCATCCTCATTAAATGACTTATCAGATGCAAAAACTGATAATTCTGATGCAGCAATTGGTATAGGCTCTGGGGCGTTAGCAGCAGATGATGGAGGAAATAGCACAGTTGCTCTTGGAAAAGATGCTTTAAATGACCAAACTTCTGGAAATTATAATTGTGCTGTAGGTGTTGAAGCTCTTTCTAAAGTAACAAGTACAAGCCAAAATATGGCTTTTGGTGTTTATGCTGGACGTTACACTACTGGTAGTTCAAATGTTTTTGTTGGATATAGTGCAGGTGAAGGTGTAAACGGTTCAACTACAGGCAGTAACAATGTAGCTATAGGTGAAAAAGCTATGGAGAGTACCACTTCAGGTGGTAATAACACAGCGATTGGTTATAGAACTCTTAAAAGCGCAACCACTGCAGATTCAAACACAGCTATTGGTTATAACGGATTAACAAATGCTACTACAGCAAGTTACAATAGTAGCTTAGGGTATCAAGCTCTGAAAAGTTGCACCACTGGTAATTTTAACAATGCTTTTGGATATGGAGCATTAGATAGTCTTACTACCCCTGCTTTTAATACTGCGTCAGGTTATAACTCTGGTGGAGACCTTACTACGGGTGGTAGTAATTGTTTTTACGGTGCCAGTAGTGGTGCAAGTGTCACTACAGGTGATGATAATACTTTAATAGGAAAAAGTTCTGGAAATTCTGGAGCTAACGCATTAACAACTGGTGATAATAATACTTGTATTGGTAAAAATGCAACCCCAAGTAGTCAGACAGTAAGTAATGAAATAACTTTAGGTGATTCTCTTATTAATAAATTTAGAATACCTGGAATTGATTTTGTTCTTAAAGATAATGGTGGAACACCTACTGAAGGTCATGTATTAACAGTTGATGCTAACGGTGAAGCTGCGTTTGCTGCGGCAAGTGGTGGTGGCGGTAGTGGTAGTAGTGATTATGTTCATATATCAAATACAATTTTTTCGTCTTCAGCAGCAACTATAGAAATTTCATTACCTACAGGCTATGATAAATTTGAATTTATATTTAATATGTACTCAGCAGGAAGAGCGCATATATACTTTTCATTTAGTGAAGATGATGGTTCAAGTTATATAGTTAATAATTTTAAGGTTGCCAGTCAAAACAATGGTTACTCATATAGCAGTACATCCACAAGTACAGCCTATAATGGCCCATTGATGGTTGAAAGAGCTAAACATCTAACAGGTATAATAAAAATACTCAGGGCATCAGAAACGAGTGATACTAGATTTCTTTCATTCTGTAGTGGTTTTGATGGAGGATCTTATGATGGATCTATACAAAGTGCCAGTGGAATGTCTGATGCTCAGTCAGCCCGTATTAATAAAGTACAATTTAAGGCAACTGGATCATATACTTTTGACTCAGGTAAAATATGCCTCTACGGAATTAAGGATAGTTAACATGGTAAAGAAAATAGTAGATGGTGTTGAGTATGAGTTATCAGATGAAGAGATAGCAGCACTAAAAGCTGAAGAGGAAAGCATGAAGCCTATGATGGCTCGTCAAGAAAGAAATATTTTACTCAGTGAATCAGACGTATATGCACTTGCTGATAGAATTACAGATGAATGGAGAACATACAGACAAGCACTGAGAGATGTTCCAGCACAAGCTGGTTTTCCAGATAACATAACTTGGCCTGTAAAACCTACTTAAATGACTGAACGTACCACAGAAGAAATTGCAACTATTTTTAAAAATGCTGGAGATAGCGTAACTGTTATTAATGAACTTGCTGCCATGTCTTCTCTTAATGATGAACAACTTGATAAATTAAAAAGGAATGTTGAGCATCTTGAAATTATAAAGGCTTATACCATGGAAGATGGAACGACATCAATTTGGACAACAGAAGATTTCACTGAACAAGACGCTGCTGTGACTTTAGGCAAGACAAAATATTAAATGGATAATATAGAAGAATTTATTACTTATAAAGGTTGTATTTACAAGAAAGTATGTGATGTAAATTCATTGATAAAAATTTGTCCTAATTGTAAAAAACAATATTTTACAAAAGAACAAAGACAGATATATTGTTGTGGTACGTGCAAAACTCAAGCATTTAGAGCTAAACAAATAAAACAAGCAGGAATTGTTGATATTATATATTAGTTTTTGTTGGAATATTTTTATCAATAATTCCATACATGACACGCAATGGAGCAAGTCCTATAATTAAAAAAAGTACCATAAATGTTATTGGTACGCTTGCTTTAATCAGTGCATCACGAATCATGTTAAATAAAATTTCATCTATTTTGTCTATTTTATCATTTGTTATTTCTATAACAACTATTGGTGCTGGCTACGCTGGATACAAATGGATAACAAGTCCACAATTTGAAAAGATGATGATGGATAAAGTAATGGAAAAAGTATCAGGAATGATACCTAAAGTATTGGATCAGGGTTTACCAAAGGTTACTGGCCCATCAATGCCGATTATCAAATGAAATGTTACTGGTGCGATACTGAGTTAATTTGGGGTGGGGATATAGATATAGATGAATCCATGCCGACTTACCCTGAGTTTTCGGTAATGACTAATTTATCGTGTCCTAAGTGTTTTTCAGAGGTAGAGATATTAAAGAAAAGAGATGCCTTCGATTGATATACCAGATGTAGGTATTGTTGAGATATATATTCCTGACGTTCCAGAACCTTATAGTCATCATTATATTACTGTAACTGAACCACCTGAGATTAATGTTCCTGGTTGTACCTATCAACATCGTGATATAAAAAATACTGGTAATCGTAATTTATTATTGGAAGATTCAAATGGTGTATTTACAACGTGTGATTTTCCGTTTCCTGGGTTTGTTCCTCTTGATTACACACCTCAAAATATCATCATTACAGAGCAAGCACCTGTTGATAACCAAGAAGATTCTTTATCAGGCAAACAAAATACAGAAATACCAGAAGTTAAAAAAGAAGAAATAGTAATACCACCTTGTCCAAGTTCTAAAGATCAAAGAGTTGGGGACTTTCGTAACGAAAAACGTTTGGAACGTGTCATTGGGCATAAAAGAGGAGATGATGAAATTGAGTGCATAACTCTATATGAAGACGTTACTTTTGTGGATCAATACATCCCAGAACCGAGCACTATTGTTTCTACTGCTATTATTGGCCTTGTGGCTGCGAGTAGCCCTTTTATTCTCAATTTAATAAAGCCAGCTATTAAAAATATTGTAAAGAAATTAACAAAGAAAAAAGATACCAGTTCTTAGTCGTGGAACTGGTAAGCGATTGATTTGAATTAAATAGAAATTCGTGGAGTCAAAGGGTATCGAAGCGAGCAGGGTCTAGTCGAATAAAGTCGAATAAAGTTGAAATCACCTCGCATACTTATTCAGTAATAGAGGTGTTAAGGACACTTTTAATCGTAAAGTGTGAACGATAGAGTTGAGACATTTGGAAAAGATCTGAGGGGAATTAAGATGCATCCCAGAAGCCGAAGGGAGGGGAGACGAAGCAAAAAGTAAAAAATTGAGCGGCAAAGTAAGGCGTTAAGCCAAGCCGTATCAAATAGCATTTTAATCACTTCGCAAACCTATTAAGTCATAGAAGTGTTAAGGACAGTTTTAATCGTAAACTGACAACGATTGAGATAAGTCGAGGTGACATAAGTCGAAAAGAAATGTAGCGAGTGACAGTATTAGGATTGGAGTTGCAAAACATGACAGAGAGCAACATAACTATGGTAATGAGTCGAAAAGAGTCAAAAAGAGCGGGATCAATCACCTTGTCAACCTATTAAGTATCAAAGATGTTAAGAAGAGTTTGTCGTAGCACTCATAACGATTGAATCAAGTTGAAAAGAGATGAACGAAATCGAGCCTAGATGATGTGAGCCGAATTAATAGGCTGAGAGAGAGATTGAATCAAGCTACTCCGAAAAGACGGGAACAGAATAGAGTAATTAGTAATCATCTTTCAAGGCTATTAACCCAGAAAGATGTTGAGGAAAGTTTATCGTAGCACTTACAACGTTTGACATGAGGCGAGACAATGGGCACAGATCCGAATTAATTTGAGCAATTTCGCACAGAAAAGAACGACACAGAATTGCATTTAATCGAACTGAAGGGGTGCGGTCATCTCTTTGGTTCTTGCACCTACAAGAGATGTTGAGAAGGGTTTATCGTAACACCCATAACGATTGCACTTACGTTGAGCAACTTTGAGGGGAATTGAGCGAATTTGAATCAAGCGGATTGGATTCAAGTCACAGGGAGGGGCTGCGAGCCAATTCGAGCCGCTAAGAAGATTTTTTAAACTCTGACTTTTCAATCAAAGATTTAGGTAATCTTTCTCCTTTTCTTTGTAGCTGCAATGATTCTTTTCTAGCACCATCAGCAGCAGAAGCTATAAACGCATGATGAATTTGTTTGGTTTCTAAATCACGTTTCTTAGCTTGATCTAATTTAGAAGAATCTATGTGAGTAAATAGTCTACGAGTATGCCTACGATGTTTTTTGATACCAGCATTGGCTTGGGCTGCTGAATAATCAACAGCCTCTTTATCAGTAAGCACAACCAGAGTTCCTTTTACCTCTTTG